TGACGATATTGTGATTGCGGGTAAGGCTGTTGCAGAGAAGTATCTTCTCGTATGCTCCCAATTAGGGATCAAGATCGGATTGCCGAAGTCCTTCACGTCAAGTGAGGGCTTCTTCAATTTCGCTTCTCAATCTTTTCTTGGAGAGCAAAATCTAAGTCCATTTTCCTTTGCGGATGAACTCGCCTCCAATTCGGCCAAAAGCCGTTTTGGTGCGGTTTATCAGGCATTGGGGCGTGGATACTTAGATCCCGAGGCAGATAATTTCTTTGCCAGAGTCTTGCGGTTTACGCTGATTCCATCTCTTACCAAAAGGGTGGAAACGGCACGCCGATCAGGGGTGGTTCACAATGCTGTGCATTACGTTTCAGGGCTAGTTTTTGGGGCACTTCTCGGAGGCTCGAAAGCCTTCGGGAAGGGCCTTCAAGAACTTACAGCTATTGAGGTTGGTTCAGGACTGGTGAGTCCTGGGCTACCCTTGTTCTGTATGAGCCTGAAACGCTATGCTCAGAGCAGCGTTAAGGATATTGGAGATTCTTTACTCGGTCTCCGGACTTATCAAGGCCTTATACTCGAAGAGTATAAGTCAACCCTTAATAAGGTCGAAGCCCGAATAAAGACTTTGCAATCCATAGTCTCCCTGCCCTTCGTTTCGAAGGTGTATTTGGCTCATATTAAATCCATTAATATAAAGCGAATACACGCCGAATTGAAGGAGAAGTATGAATCCGCACTTTCCATGCTGGAGTGGGCTGACATTGATTTCAGTAGAGATACTGTCCTCAAGCCAGACCGCGACCTAGACATGATCTGTGACGAAGTCAAACTTCCTAGGTGGACTCTGGATTTCAAAAAGTGTCCAAAAGTTGTGTTCCCTGATACTGTGCTTCTCGGAGATCGTGAGCATAAGGTTGACCCTTTTGCTCAAGTTTTCCTGGGAAACGCACACTCTCAGCGAATGCTTCTAGAGGACACTGTCTCCGAAGTAACCACACTGTCTAAGACTCTCCAGGATCTACGCTACGATACAACCGTTGAGGAAGTATTGGAGGTAGGTCCTATTGATGTCTTGATCATTGCAGAGCTTAAGGATGCTATGTCTCAACCCCATGTGTCAGAAATGACACCTGAGGAAAAGGCAAAACATCTTTCAGATATGCGTGAACAGTTGGTTACTCAGTACCGGAAGGCTCTAGAACGTTTCAAGGATAAGTTGCTTACTATCAACCATTCCTTAGATCGCTCTAGTCTTTCGATACTGCTTCCGCGACATCCTCAAGAAGCCGTACGTGATTTCGATCGATCGTTGATCTCGATCCTGGAT